CAATATCAGTCAAATTCATCCTCTTGCGAACATAATGCTCGTACAGCCAGCTTTTATCTTTGTAGGGTTCTAGTGCCATTTGCGCTCAACATTAAATAGTACCATAAACCAATACCAATTGCATCTATAATGTCATCATCTTCTAAATTTTCCTCTGTCATTTCAAAATATCCACTAACTATATCTCTTACACGATTTTTTCTTTCTTGCTTCCTACTTAATTCGGTTATAAAATGTTCCTTATCTTCTTTAGAAATATTCTTGTAACCAATACCTCTTTTCCATAATATTGGATTAATATCCATAACTTTAGAACAATATTGCTGAGCAATCCCCCAGGAATAACCAATAATATAAGATATGATCCGACTTGTTTGAAAATTTTGAATGTAAACTGATTGCTCTATAACACAATGGGTCGGTTTATATTCTTTACATACCTCAACTATTCCTTCATTTATTGACTCAAATTTAGTAGATATTTCTGATGACTTCGGGAACTTTATTTTCCCACACTTTATTAAACGAGGTCTTTTAAGACCTATCTCGATTACAGCCCAGCCCAATGAATGGGATGATGGATCAATTGATAATACCCGGAGAAAATTGGTCTTGGCAATAGATTTTATACTCACATTCTCTCTCTTCGAAGTTTTTCTTCGTCCCATCCCCAACTCACCAATCTTTGTAAAAATCTTTCACTCTTACATGATTCACATATATTTTCTTTATTATAACGAGATAAAATAGTATCGCAGTTTTTAATTGAACAAATTCTTTTCTTATTTTTATTACGTTTTTTTTCATAATAATTTTCTAAAAGTTTTTTATTAGTAACTATCCTTCTACATTCTGTAGAGCAATATATACTGTTATAGACTTTTGCTTCAAATTTTTTCTTGCATTCCTTATTCTTGCAAATTTTAAAAATACCACTACCCACTATCTCCCCAGCATAAAGAAGCCAAATCACAAGAAGAGCAGTTACTAGATGTTCTCTTGTATGGCCTGTCAGGAATACTCTGCCTTACAAAGTTTCCATAAAATTCTCTGTATTTCTTAAATAATTTATCTATAAAAGATTGATCTTTTTCAATGTAAATTGGTAATATTTCTTGATTATTTTTATTTTCATAAATAACAAAACCACTATCTAGATTTAAACATTGCATATATATTTGAGCTTGACGATAGTGTTCATCTTTTGGTTTTTTATAAATTTGTCTATAATGAAAACCCTCGGAGCTAATTGATTTTAATTCTATTAGCTTATCTCCATACCAATTAATAATACCATCCGCTGTGCCCTCAATTGGCGGATCTGAATATGTTACTTTTATTTCCTCATCTACTAGAATACCCATATCTCTAAAATAGGTATACAATCTTTCATGAACAGCATGACCATTATCAAATATTCTATGAGTTTGCGGACTAAAATTAGAAGTTATCTCGACACCTTCAAATAAGTAGTACCAATATCTAGAGCACTGATTTGTATAGCTGGGGTGAAAACCGCTTACTTTTTTAACAACAGTTTCATTTTTCTTAAGAAGTTGATCATCTATTGCCTTGCATAGAGTATTTTCTAAATCTGCCGGAGACCTATGCTCAACAACGACAATCTCTTTTGGCTTTTTTAGCTGTTTTAATGATTTCATTGACTAAAACCGCCCTTTCCGGCAATTTTTAATGCATTTATGTTCTCCGAGAGAGCCTCATACATTGTTTTCCATATGTCATTGACAAATTTATCTTGATCGCTCATAACCGCCGACTTTCTTTTAAATGCTTGTGATTTAATAATCATTAATGTTCTGTATGCTGCAAGTATATTAGCATACTTAATTGCCTGAGTACCTAAATAATGATCTGGATTTTCAATAATATCCTGAACAATTCTAATACATTCAACGAACTCCTCGGACTTATCGCCCATTTGCTCAGCAATAATCTCTTTATTAATAATAATATCAGGCATTATTCATACTCACTTCCTTTGATAAGTTCTTTAAATACATTCCAATCAATTATTGCAACTTTAGTCTCAGAATCTTTTCCCATAACCACTGAAATACATGGGTATTTATAATTATCCCCCCATGAATCTTTGACAAGTTTTTTCCAAGCTTTATGACTGAGAGTAAATGTCTTGCCGTTGTGTTTATAATCAACAAGAAATTTATTTAAAGTCGCATCCCCCTTTTTAACTCCTCTTCCGGAGTTTTTAACAGGGCTTGCTTTATCTTTTTTTATCTCCTCTTTTTCAGTTCTTTTCATTGAGAATTTCCTTTCCAATATCCGCACGCTGTTTGTCTGTAAGTTCAATTGCAGTCAAACCATTCCACTTTTGGTCCTGATAAGAATACCACGCACCTCTACGCTGAATGATCTCCATTTCGACAGCAATATCAATTAACTCCCTATCTGTATCAATTGCCCCCTCCTGCGGTAAAACGTAATAATAACCAGTAGTTCCAATACTTGGTAATTGCTTTGTTTTTTCAATTGTCCAAGTTGCACGCTGACTAGTGATAAGATTTGTCTCGTCTCTTTCCATTTCATTTTTTGACATTGATAAAAATAATTTCACAATGTTATGCATGTTATGATGAACAGTATTACCCATCTTTGCTTTTGTTATAGCAAACATACCGCTAAGATCCACTGTTTGGTGAGCGACAAAGAGCATTGCATTTCTCTCTTTATGCAAATAATTGACGAGCTTTTGAAGCAAGAAACCCTGAGACCTCGATTGCAGCCCCATCGCCTTTCCCCCTTCCGGTTTATCATAGAATTCTTCCTTAATAATGTTAGAAAGACTGTCAAATAAGAAGATGTGTTTTTCTGTTGAATGAGTAAGATATTCATAAATATTTTTAAGTATCTCTTCAACAATAGTTGATTGAACAACAACTATATCATTAATATCTATATCGCACTTAGCAGCATATGCATCATTATAAGATGATTCAGAATCAACAATAACTGGTCGATATCCAAGTTTCTGCGCTTCAGATAAAATTCTAAAACACATTGTTGTTTTGCCAACGGACGGCGTGCCCCAAAATAAATGTGTAGCGCCAGTATTAAGTCCACCACCTAGTGCTCTATTTAATCCAATACTCGGTGTCGGTATCACTTCATGCACTGGCATTCTATCGCCCTTGCGTTTATCTACAATTAACATATATCTCCTTTTAATATATAAAAATTCCTATTTACGAAAGGCGAAAAACCTGGTGTATTTAATTGTGGATATATAAAATTAGCTTCAACCTGAATTTTTTTATTACACTTAGCAATTATGTCATTGTATTGTTGCACACTGGGTTTGTGTTCTGTTGGAACATCCAACACAGTTACTTTACTATTTTTAATAAGATTAATTGCTGCTTCAAATTCACCATCGTCGCCGTCAACTTGTAAACCAAGAATTATTACACCATAATTATAATTATTAATTTGTTCATAATTCTCAATCATCCATTCTTTTACAGTTCCATGATAAGAGTCATCAATAGTTTTTAAAGGATCAATACAAAATAATTTACCATCTACTTGGCATTTTACCTTATATGTTCCGACATCAACAACATACGGCATATTTTTCATTGCATAGGCAGCCATATGATGCCTTAATGTATAGGGCTCATTAATAAGATATTCCCATCTATCCATCAAATACCAACCCTTGGCATAATTAAAGCAGTGCCGCAACCGACTTGAAAATTAACAATATCGTGACCATTATCTCTAGCCCAATCCATAGAAGCCCTATAGCAACCTATCGGGGGATGATCCCCATTACTTGGATTGTTTGTATCATGTATTGTTATAGCCCATTTATCACCACTCATTTTTTTTCCATAATTATTTAAATCAATATATACTTGCTCGTAAGAATGATCCGCATCAACATGTAAATAATTTATCTTCGGCACATCATTCACTGCTTCATCTGTAGTTTTTTTAATAAGTTTTATAAATGAATAATTTTCAATATAATCTTCATATACCGGCCTACCCCAGGGACCAATATTTGCATCAATCAAATATACACTAGGAACTGATAACAAAATTTGACCTTCTTTAATAAGATCTTCTTGCGCTTTATGCATAAGTTTTGGCACAAAACCAGCACCGGAGCCTAGGCAAACACATGTAAGAGATTTTAATGCATAAGGAATTGAATAATAGAGCGAACCCATGCCTAAATAATCCAATTCCGCTCCATGTGATTCAGACCATTTTGAACTATGAATAATATCTTTAAACATTTATTCCCCTATCTGTTTAGATTTTTTATGCAGAATTTGCTGAATTCTTTTAATATATTTCTGCGGGACTTTTCCCACTCTCTATGTCTTTATCTAAATGAAATACTTTATGCGAGAACTTCATGCGCTTCCTGCTTAATATTTTTTCTCTTAATATAATCTTCTATCGTAATCATTTTATCAGCAGAATCGAGTTTAAATGTGTCAAGACGATTAAGTGATTCTTTATCTTCAATCTTTGATAGTCGTGCTGCATACCATTGTCCCTCTATCAAAATATTTTTAACTTTCTTATATACAGAATTGAACAAAATAACTTTAAAGAACTGCTTACCATCCCAGCAATACACGCTTGCCATTTCTTTATTACTTTGAGTTGTAAAGATTCTAATATTAAAGATGTACATCATTGTTTTTGGGTCGTTAACAAATCCAATATCGTGTTTGTAAACCCAAGAGTATTTATGATTGACTCCAGTTTTTTTCATCATCATAATACCAAACAGTCTTGAGTCATATAACTGAAAGACATCGCAATAGGCATGCAATGTTCTATCACCAATTAATGCATACACATAGTCTCGCTGTGCTAATTCCGTATTTCTTTCACCAAAAACTGTACATGAACCAGAATGATCTTCAAATTCTATACGCAAATAGTTTTGCGCTTTCTTT